CGTCTTTTTAGTATACAAATATATACCTACAACTGAACATACTATTGATAAAAAACCTACAATATATTTAGTTTTAAGATTATTATAAATTTGTGAATTTATACGACCAATAGTAGCTATTTGAGTCTCAGAAGATAAACGAGAAATGCAATATTTCATAGCATAACGACGTATAAATTTATAACGACATGCCCACAAAAGCATATTCATTATAAAACTTAATTGTATAATCCAAAGATAACATTCTAAAAAAGAACAACTCATACGTTGAAATATCGTATCTCTATTAAATTTAATCCAAGAAAATTCATCTAAAGATTGAATTTTCATGGAGCAATTGCAATTCTTACTATTTCTATAACAAGATTTACAAATAGTGATATCACGCATTTCACCATCACAATGCATAGCACGCTCTTGTGTAGCTTCATGTTTCATGGCATATTGACCAAAGTCTGCTAAAAAATCATCAATATTATCAAATTCTTTACGAATTTCTAAAGTAGCACGATCACGTTGACCATCAAATACTGGTACAATTTCTTTAACAGTAATTTTCCACCAATCGGGAAAAACATCACCAACTGGTCCTAATTTTGCAGAATTAATAAATCTACCATTTTCATGAATAAATTCTTCTTTAGGTTCAACATGAACGACATAACCTAAACGACGTCGAACAGCTAAAGGACACCAAAAGTAATCAGCAGCATTCAGATTTTCTGCATTACTTGTTGCTACAACTAATCTAGCCATAACGGGTGTTTTTCCTTTGTCTTCAAGTGCGGCTTGAGGAGGAACATATGGTACATTATTAACAACATTTAACATTTCCATCAAAGTAGGATCAGCTTCAGATGCAGCTGATGGTAATAAGAAAGCAATATCATCCATTTGTATACACCATTTACTGGAGTCATAATTACTCCAGTATTCATCTGCAGGATTACGAACATATCTAAAATGATCATCTTTTTCAAGATCAAACAAGCTACCATAATAGTAAAATAACATTTTAGAAAATGTAGATTTGGCAACACTTGATGTACCATGAACTAAAACACCAAAAGGTGATTTACGTTCTTTTTGAGATGCACGCTTAGTGATTTCAGTATTCTTTAATAATTGTAAAGAATATAATTTTTTCTTAAGAGCAGTTGCTTCAAAAGAACTAGTTTTTGATGTAAATTTTACATAAGCTTCACCTTTTTCAACACAATCATTTAAATCTGAAAGATATGAAAAATAAGAAGTATTATGAGCACTCAAATTACTAGTAAAAGGTGCTAAAGCCAATACTCGATCAGCCTCTTTAGCCCACTTACTATATTCAGCTTCTGAATGAGTAAATGAGCAAAAATCACCAGTATCCATCCACTCTTGATATCGTTCGCAAATAAATAGAGTAGTATCTAAAATATTCATAACCAAAGCTTTACGTGATGAATAATTAAGTATGAGAGCACGTTGCTCCATACGTGAATATTCATCATCATTAAGCTTAAAACCAAATTTAACTAAAAAACCTTGAACTAATAAAAAAGTATACAAAGAAGTAATCTTTTTAATTAGAGGGTTATCAATTATAGTTTCAGCTGTAGTAAAAGCTTCACGACATTTCTTGAGAGTGTCAGAGAAATCTGATGATTGTAACTCAAATTCAAATAAATTTCGCAATTTATCTTTAATGAGTAAAGTACTGGATTTACCAGTAAAAAGTTTATATGCTAAGCACATTAAACTAACAAAATCTGTATATGTTTCACATTTTTGAAACCATATAATAATTTGGATAAAATTCTCAATATGAGAAATTATCCATTGACCATCTGGTCCAAAATTCTCTAAAC